CTTATAGCTACAGCAACTTCTGACTCAAACTTTGATCTAAAACGCATAGTAATCAAACTTATTTTTATTATCTGGGTTAGTGTTGACTATCTGTATGTAACCTTCGCTCAAATCTTTTTGTACGTACTCAGGAGATATATCTCTTACGATAGAGAAGCTTCTGGAGGGTAGAACAACTAACCTATTTAACCTTAGATACGAACGTATATCATCAAAGCAGCGGGACATTTTCATAGAGCCTTCATAGTTGAACTCCTCTGCAGTCCACATACCCTCTGAAGACATATTCTTTCTATATATAATTGGAAGCTGCATGTCCTCCTGTAGAGATTTTACTAATAGAGCATCTACGTGTGTGCTATCTCCTTTATCTGTATCAAAGTATACGAAGGCAGCTTTTGGGTTGAACATTGTTTCAAATTCACTGATAGTCTCTGTAATGTATAGTGGCATCAGATTTCATCCTTTACATGCTTTGTGTACCATACTCTCGGTCGAGTATTTGCTGTAGAAGTTGTTTTCTGTTTGTATGCAGCGTCAGGCCAGCAGTGCATCTTAAAACCACAGTAAGAGCAAGTTCTATTCATTAGCCGGTTGCCTGTTCTTTTGAGAGTGCCTGTCTCTTTATCCTTGTAAGTTTCAGGCTCATCCGAAAAACAAGGCTCAAACTTTTCATCGCCAAGAACACTGCGTATATTTTTATCGGCTAATTGTAGGGCTGCTTCTCTGTCTTCGTCGTGTACCAGCGGCGTCTCACACACCGCCCACTCGCCTGTAGCTTTGTTGATGGCTATCCAGCCACCGAAGGTAGAGCCAGCCGCCTCTGCATACAGATAGCCCTGCGGCACGTAGCCAAACACATCGTCCTTCTTAATGTTGTTGTAACCACGGTTAGCCGCGAACTTCATAGAGAATGCACCGGGAGCAGCACTCTTTATGTCATATATCTTATCATCTATTTTGACATCGTATGTGCCATGCAGTGTAGTGCCACCAATTTCTAGGCTAACACCTTCCTGTTCGCTCTGTATATTTACACCTGCAGCTTTCATAACTGTAACTGCTATGGCCTCTATGATATCTCCAAACAGAAACTTCATGACCATTGTGTAGTCTACATCTTCTTCTACGTCATCTCTTGCGGATAACTTCTGCTGGCATAGAGGCTTGCCTACGCCAGACATACGCACTTTTGAACTACGCTTTTCACTGAACTGACGTTCGATAGCGGAGCCACACATCTCCTTAAATTCATCAATAAGGTGAGGGGGAAGACCTTCGCCTTCACCCCTCGACGCTTTTTCTAGGAAATGCTGTACTTTATGTAGCAGCATTGAGGTCATTAGCCAGCATCTTCCAACGAGTTTGCTACATCAAGATCATCCATAGCAAGCACGTTTTCCTTACGCTCGTTGTACTGCTTGAGTACACGCTCGTTCCACTTCTCAATGTCCTTCATGAAGGTATTGAGAATTTCTACATCCTCATCCACAATCTTTACAGGCTGCGGCTTATCAAACACTGGGGTGTAGTACGTAATGCCTCCGTTCTTATTACGCTTGGTGGCAATGTTAACCTTCTGACCAAAGATAATTTTGTTAGAAGGTACTTCACGAATATAGTTAGCCACAGGCATGAACGCAGAACCACGGGCAGACCAGATAAACGGAGTGCCTTTGAGATCAACAGACTCACCAGCGGTGTCCGTAGCATCCTTAGCACCTGTGATAATACCATACACCACCTGCGTACACTTGATGCTTTTCTGTTTAGCATGTTCAAGCGAGTTAGTTGACAGAGCCTCAACCTCTTGCTTGTTCAGCTTACCACACTTCATACCACCACTTGTGTCAGGGAAGTCATCACTCAGAGACGGTGCGAGAACAGTCCTGATAGAATCTTCAGGAGACTGTTGGTTCCACAAATCATAGGAGTAATAGCGGACAAACATCCGCACAGTGATCTCTTTAGCGTACACAGTGTTGTTGTCCAGACGAATGCGGAAGCTGCCCTTAGGCAACGGCTCGCCATCATCGTTGTCTGCCTGTTGTTCAATCGCTAGCCGGGGTAGTCCCTGCTGCACGTTTGAACGTGTTTCAGTCTGACCGACCATAGCTGCAAGTTTAGCCATGTTCTCTTCAGTCAGGTCGTCCATCGTAATCATATCGCTCATATTTCTAGCTCCTCTAGATTAAGCCAATCAGTACCCATTTTGAGTTCTATCTCAATGGGCATATCAAAGTCAATACCAAACTCTCTACTACATTCTTCAGGTATACACAACATACTCCTTTTCAATAATTCAACCATCCAATCCTTTTCGTCAGGGTGAACGTCCATGATTATGGAATCGTGGACCGTGTTAATTATTTTACTTTTTGGAACAGGCTCTACCATCGCTCTCAAAGACTTGTGAAGCCTTATTAGGGCTAATGGCAAAAGGTCTGCCGTGGCAAAACCCTGCACCGGGTAGTTCTTGATTGATGTTGATCCAACAGTTGTACCATATCTAGTATACTTTGCATAGGGAAAAGCATATTCCCTACCAGACGGTAGAACAACCTGTTTATTTGTAACTGCTTGTTCCTGCAGCTTATCGTGCCATTCAGTGACACCCTGATACTTGTTACGGAAAGCAGAGTAGTAAGCCATCTCCCGATTAGTCCCAAGCACACCACCGTACAGCGGCTTGAATGTGTGGGCCTTTGCCTCCTGACGGCTAACCCCCATGATCTCAGCGGTGTAAGAGTGAACATCAAAGCCGCTCTTTACTTCTTCATAGATCACAGGGTCTTGTGATAAATAGCCAGCTACACGAAACTCTAGCTGTGAGTAGTCACCTTCTAGAATGTAACCACCTTCATACCTAGAAACAATTGCCTCTCTTGCAGGGAATGTTGCTCCTCTCGGCATATTCTGAAAGTTTGGTCTACTTGACGACAGTCTTCCAGTAGCAGTGACGCACTGATTAAAGTTAGGATGAATAAAACCTCTATCATCTTGGTACTTCTCCAAGCTATCTACAAACGTATTTAGATACGTTCTAATCATTGAGTAACGTGTGTACTTGTCTACAAACTCTCTTGCATCGCCCTCTAACTCAAGACGTATCTCGGACAAAGTTTCTTTATCTGTTCTAAAGCCTGCAGCGGCGGTATCTTGTGGCCCACGAGGTATGACCCTTAGTCCCGCTGGTTCATTTAACTTGACATAGATAACGCCTGTACCAGTGCAGGGCTTACACTTCACAACATTTTTACTCAACTCACCGGATTTTAGTCTGTTTCTTCTACAGCCTGTGCCGCCGCACTCCTCACAGCTTTGGCCTCTAGTCTTGCGAAACACAGGGGCTAAATCTTTCACTGTCTCCTTAAACATTGTAGGAGACATTTTTCATTTACGCTTTTGTTTCTTAGTATGTCCGCGCTGCTCTGTTCCTATGTTGAACGCTTCTTTCCACGCAGCCTTGTCCACAACCTCACGGGAGTACAGCAACTTACTGCGGTCATCCGGGCTATTAAGGTTGATTGGAGTGTCTCCCATAGCGCCTTCAGCGATATCCATAAGATCACTGTATAACTGATCATACTCTGCCTGATAGTCTGCTTTAATTTTTGCAAGCTTTTCATTTGATATCTTTATTCCTGCTCTCTCAATATCTATGAGAACGTCTAGCATCTCCATGCTGAGTTTTACAACCTGTTTCAAACTAGTAGCTCCCTGTCAGGCCAAGACATTTCTAGCTCTGCTAGTTGTTCCTTGGCTAATTGAGTGGTTGTATTTACGTCAGCCATACAATACTCTCTAACTATATGACACGGCATGTCTTCGTAAGATACCTTGTCCTTTATGTACTGGTCAGTGAGGTCCACTCTTTTTTCAGACAGACCCCTGCGCTTGGCACACTCTGCAAGACTAATTGATTTTTTAATGCCGCGACAAAGCAGGTATTCAGCAATCATGGTATCCCACAAAAACATATCATAATTAAAGCCACACTCTCTTAGCCACTGCAAATCAAACTTCAAGTTGTGACCAACTAAACAGGTTGTTTCATCTAACTTTTTCTGCAGCTTGTCCTTTGCTTGGGGCGTAGGCTCACACTGGTTATGAAAGAAAAACAACTCATTGCTTTCAAACACTGACAGGTCTGGCGTAAAACTTCTGTAACCAACAAATACAATCTGCTGACCATCATACGGAGATGATGTAGAGCTTTCGAAGTTCATCGTAGTTTCTATGTCAAGTACAGTGATCATGAGAATATATCTCTATCACCATCTCGCCGTAAAACCAACGACCCATGCCAACCATTAATCTTGTTCTTGGAAAACTTAATTGTTCTAAACTCTTCATGCTCCGCTACACCAATACCTACAATGATGTCTGCTTCACCAGCCTTGCCTGTCTTACTGCCATCAAGCATGGAATAGTCTATACTCTCTCTTCCGTGAGCATCATAAGACGCTTGGGAGATTGCCCACACTGCCACGTTGTGCCGCTTGGCAAGCTCTCTGGACCTGCAGTACAACTCCTTCAGCCGCTCATCGCCGCGCGAGAACTCACCGTCGATCCTGATCTTGTCAAGCTGGTCAATGAACACTACGTCAACTTCATTGCGTGAGCAATAGTCCTCAATCTCTTGTATTGATGTACCAACACAATCCATGAAAGATATATACGGCAGTATGTTCTCTTGGTATTCCTGTACAAAACCCTGTTTGTCCTGCAGTACCTCAAGACGGGAGCGTTCTGTAATAGATTTGGCAACACGCATACGTGTCTTCTTAACAGGCTCCTCATTACCCCAGTATGCTACGTGAAACTTGTTCCGCACATACCAGCCAGATAACCATGCAGAAAAACTTGTCTTGCCTATCTCTGGCCGTGCAAAGATCACACCAAGATTTTGTCGGTCTATGCCGGGTACGTAGTCGCGTATCTGTGTAGGAAAGATGAACTCAGGGTCACGCTCGAACTCTTCCAAGCTATCTTCAATTTTATCCTCAAGTACTGTGTAGCTCTTTGATCCTCTAACCTCATTGTTTTTTAACTCTTCTACACTAGTAAGAAGAGAGTAAGTATCGCTAGATTTACCAAGAAATATGTCAAGGGCTTCTTCTCCTATCTCTTTTGCCTTTGCTCGTTTCCAGAAACTATGCAGAACATTTCCTGCTAGTTCAGGGTTTACTGTCACACCTTTTAATTCTTCAAGTTGTTGCGTAGCCTTCTGCTTCGTCGCTTCGGGCATAGCCGGGTAACGCTCATCATGTGCCAATGCTACATCAGCTAACGACAGATCACCCTCGTATGTTTTATGTAGGTGGCTAATAGTCTCTACAATAGTAGCCACCTCCTTTGAGAAATACTCCTTCTTAATTAAACCAGATACACGATTGAAGTTGTCCTTCTGTAGACATGCTACAAGCACAGCCTTATCAATCATATCTTTAGTACCTCCTTTGCTTCATCCTCAGTTAATCTTTTCAAGTCTCTATCTAACAGACACACATCAACAATGTCTCCGTATGCGGCGTTCAGTCTTAGTGCAATGTCTACAGATTTATCTGAGGCATCTTTGTCTAACGCTACGGTAATGTTTTTGAATCCGTTTAGTGCGGA